AGACCAACAAAAAGAATTCCAAGAGATTGGATTTTTCCAAAGGAGTTTAAACTTGAGTCATAACAAACACATTGAAGATGGATTTAACAAAGATCTTGGTATGATGGATCCCCAAGAAGCTATTGATTATTATTTAGATTTAGCTAAAGATTGGGAAGATCCTAATCCACCAATCGTAGAAACAATGCACGATGGTATTCGCGTAGTAAGAGATGATCTTATTACAGGAACAAAAGTACGAGGTGGTGATTGTTTGATGAGTACTATCAAAGAAGATTCAATTACTTATGTACAACCACGTACAGGATTAGCAGGTGTAAGTTTGCTCGATGTTGCGAAAAGACATAATAAAGAAGTAAGATTGTTTATGCCTTCGAGTAAAAGAATATCACATCATCAAGCTTGTTGTATAGAAAGAGGAGCTGCGGTATGTTTTAAAAGAATTGCTGCAATGCCAAACTTAAATAAAATAGCTCAAGAAGATGCAAAGAAACAGGGTTCATATTTTGTACCATTAGGATTAAAACATAAAATGGTTACAGCAGGTTTAGTTAAAGTTGCGCTAAGTATACCAGAACCAGATGAAGTATATACAGTTATATCAACAGGAGTACTCTCGCGAGCACTTCAAATCGCATGGCCAAATGCTAAATTTACTGCGATTGCAGTTGCAAGGAATATGAAAGCAGGAGAATCTGGAAGAGCTAATATTATTAGTGCACCAGAAGCATTCACAAAATCGATTAAAGAAGAAGAAATGCCTCCATTTCCAAGTATAGGAACATATGATGCAAAAGCATGGAGATATATTCCAAAAAATACAGGAAGAAATATATTATTTTGGAATGTTGGTGCAGAACCAATATTAGAAAATCAAGGAATATATGATGCAGTTGATAGTTTTAGAAAATGGAAGAAAGATCAAAATGATAACAGGAACATTTAATAAAATACCACGTAAAAAGAATAGTCATGGATATGGTTGGGCAAGAACGTGGTCAGAGAATTTAGGAGTTGATATCAATCACGATGCAGATATTGTAGAAGTGTTATATCTCGATCATGGTGTAAATTTTGGAGGATCTCTAAATTTATTTTCTGGATTTGATGATAAATTAGAACAAAGAATAAACAACTTTTTAGAAGCAAAAGTATTGTATTCTTTAGATATCGATATGCCAGATTATGGTGCAATGCTAAAATGTAGGAAAGATGTAAAAGATAAAGATTGGTGTGATACTGTTACAGAAAAATGTAAAACTGCTATAACACTACGTTCAACAGATATGTTAGATATGAGACATTTAACGATAGGTGATTCTCATACTGCAGCTTATGCTCCGTTTCGATCGATGGTAATTAAAACAGATGGACTTACATTAAATGGACAAATACAAACTAATTTTGAATATGTTAGAAAACATCTTGAGCAATGTGAAAACCTAGAAAGAGTTACACTATCGTTTGGTAATATTGATATAAGACATCACGTATGTAGATTAAATGCAAATATAGAAGAAATGTTAACTAAATTTCATATGTTTGGAAAAGAATTAGAACATCATGGATTAATCGTTGAATATTCAACTCCATGGCCAATAGAACACGAAGAACGTAAATTACCCAAAACGGGCTACTATAAAGGTAAACCATTTTGGGGATCACGCGAAGAAAGAATTCAAGCGTTGAATGAGTGGATCCGTATAATGGACGAACTTAAAATGCAAAGAGTAAAGTATCCTGAGGAATGGTTACTTTTAAACGGTGAACGGTTTGCTAAAGAAAAAATGGAAAGCGTTTCATCAGTGCATCTCTCTCCAGAGATGTATAGAAGAAAAGAATGGGGAAATAACCATGTACAATTATCCGATTTTATGGTATAATATGCCCTGTATAAATAAATTAATGAGAGAAATATGCCAAGTATAGATTTAACACCTAGGAAAAGACATCCTAAAGATAAAAGACCATCAAAGCCTATGCCCTTCGATGTTGGATTGAGAAAGTTCAAGAAAGCATGCGAAAGAGCTGGGATTGTTCAAGAAGTTCGTAGAAGAGAATACTACGAAAAACCTACTGCGAAACGCAAAAGGAAAAAAGCCGAAGGAATTGCAAGATGGAGAAGGCAAGAAAGAGATATGAGATTAAAACCACAAAAGAACCACTGGAGGTAAAGTATGGGTATAATGGATAAATTGAAAAAGAATTCTAAAATTAAAACAACAGAAGTGTTGCAAGATTCGGTATTCTTTCAGGAACAAGATGTAGTAGTTACAGAAGTTCCAATGGTAAACGTAGCTTTATCAGGTGATATAGATGGAGGACTAACTTCTGGTTTAACAGTTTTAGCTGGTCCATCGAAGCACTTTAAAACAAGCTTTGCGTTAATGATGGCAGGTTCTTATTTAAAAGAACATGAAGATGCAGTATTATTGTTTTATGATTCAGAATTTGGATCTCCACAATCATACTTCGAATCTTTTGGTATAGATACTAGTAGAGTATTACATACTCCAATTACTGATGTTGAACAATTAAAATTTGATTTAGTTAATCAACTAGAAGAATTAGAAAGAGATGATAATGTAATTATTGTTATCGATTCTATTGGTAATTTAGCTTCTAAGAAAGAATTAGAAGATGCACTAAATGAAAAAGGTGTAGCAGATATGTCAAGAGCAAAAGCTCTTAAAGGATTATTTAGAATGGTAACACCATATCTAACAATGAAAAACATTCCTTTATTAGCTGTTAATCATACATATCAAGAAATTGGTTTATTTCCAAAAGCTATCGTTAGTGGTGGTACAGGAATCTATTATTCAGCAGACAATATTTGGATTATAGGTCGAAGACAGAATAAACAAGGAACAGAAATAAAAGGTTACGATTTTGTAATCAATGTGGAGAAATCAAGGTTTGTTAAAGAAAAATCTAAAGTACCTATCCAAGTTAGCTGGGAAGGTGGTATTGAGCGCTACAGCGGTTTGTTGGATGTTGCTCTTGCTGGTAATTACGTTGCTAAGCCTTCTAATGGTTGGTATTGCAGAGTTGATCGTGAGACTGGAGAGTTGGTCGATCCGAAAGTTAGAGAGAAAGATACTCTTCTCGAAACTTTTTGGACACCGATATTTGAAGGCACGGATTTCAAGAAATTCATCAAAGGTCATTACCAAATCGGACATAAGCCCTTATTAGATATTAGTATTGATGAGGAAATAGATCAAGAAGATGTATAATATTACTGATAAAGATTTTGTATTCTTAGAAAACGATAAAGTAGATTTCTATAGTGTAGAATTAAAAACAGGAGAATGGCAAGGTGTTTCATATATATATGGACAAGTTTCAATTAAAGAATCACCAGAACTAGGAACAGCTACGTTAAGCTTTACTTATACTATTATAGATAGCGGGAAATTTGAAAATGATGATCTGATAAACAATCCCGAGTTTAAAAATTATTTAGGAGCAATCCTACAATATGTAATATCAGATTCACTAGAAAATAAAAAGGCAAAAATTGGACATATCGACACAAATACCGACACACATACTGAGTCATCTGATTAATGATGAAGAGTATTGTAGACGAGTAATACCATATCTTAAACCAAATTACTTTGACGGAAGTCATAAAGTAGTATTTGATTTAATTGTTGGATTCGTCAACACACATAACAAAGTACCGACAGGTAAAGTTTTAGAAATAGAATTAAGGAAAGTTAATGCACCTGAAGATGTACTCAACTTCGCTAATCAACTTATACAAGAATGCAAACAAAAATCTGATCTTGATCATGATTACATTATCGCAGAATCAGAAAAATGGTGCCAAGAAAAAGCGGTTTACAACGCAATCATGGAATCAATCCAAATTATCGATGCAAAAGCTGACGAAACAAGAGATAAAGGAGCTATTCCAGAAATACTTAATAATGCTCTTGGTGTTAGCTTTGATTCTGCTGTTGGACACGATTATATAGATAATTCTGAAGAAAGATTCGAATTCTATAATAAAACAGAAAGTAGAATACCTTTCGATTTAGATTACTTTAATAAAATTACAAAAAACGGTTTACCAAATAAAACATTGAATATTTGCTTAGCGGGTACAGGTGTAGGTAAATCCTTATTCATGTGTCATTGCGCTGCAGCAAATATAGATCAAGGTAAAAACGTTTTATACATAACAATGGAAATGGCAGAAGAACGCATAGCTGAAAGAATAGATGCGAATCTTATGAATTTCCCAATCGAACAATTAGAAACTATGCCTAAAAATGTATTTGATGGTAAGATTAAAAAACTAGCACATACACAAATTGGTAAATTAATTGTAAAAGAATATCCAACTGGGGCAGCCCACACTGGACATTTCAGAGCTTTACTTAATGAATTAAAGCTCAAAAAGAACTTCAAACCTGATATAATTTATATAGATTATTTAAATATTTGCGCGTCTAGTCGCGTCCGAGGGTTAGGTGGAAGTATAAATACCTATTCATATATCAAAGCAATAGCTGAAGAGCTACGTGGTTTGGCGGTTGAATTTAACGTCCCTATTGTTAGCGCAACGCAAACAACCAGATCTGGATTTAGTAATACAGATATTGGTTTAGAGGACACTTCGGAATCATTTGGTTTACCTGCGACAGCGGATTTAATGTTTGCTCTAATTACAACAGAGGAACTTGAAGGGCTTGGTCAAATAATGGTAAAACAATTGAAAAATCGTTATAATGATCCTACTAAATACAAAAGATTTGTAATTGGTGTGGATAGATCGAGAATGAAACTTTATGACGTAGAGGAGTCGGCCCAATCTGATATCATGTCTGACATGGCACCAGATACTGGACCGATAAATAAGTTCGGTGATAGAGAAAGTAAAGACTTCACCGAATTCAAAATATAGAGGAGAAATCTATGAATATATTTACTAAAGCCAAAGATTGGCTAATGGCAAGATTGCCTGAAAGAACTTCACACGATGGTGTATTACTTGTAGTAGTATGCGGATCAGTGTTACTTTTTGGTGGTGTAGCTAAACTACTCGCATGGGTAGGACTTGTTTGGGGTGCTTATACCCTAATTAGAGGAGAAAAGTAATGAAGAACTATCTTATATTGCCAGCATTACTGGCAGCACTTTTCACCCCATTTATGTATGCTGATGTAGAAGGATCGGTCGGAGTTGATTCTGACTACTTCTGGAGAGGTGTATCACAAAATGATGGCAATCCAGCAATAAGCTTGAACCTTGAATATCAAGGTGATGGGTTTTATGCAGGAGTTTGGGGTAGCCAAGTAGACTATGGAGACGACATTGAAATAGAATATGATTGGTACGCTGGTTATGCATTAGCTTTGACTGATGCTATGGCGATCGATGTAGGTCTAATTCAATATAATTATGATACAAATCTTGATATAATAGTTGATGGACGTGGTCATGATAAGACTACATATAAATCATCTGAAGAATTATATTTAGGCGTAGCCTTAAATAATTTTCAATTATATCATTTCGTTAATATTGATAATTCGGATCTTACGTTTACTGAACTTGAATACCAATTACCTTTCATTTCCCAAGTAGATGTTTCATTAATGTATGCTATGCATTCTGATGAATCAGCTGCTCTTATGGGTACGGATGAAGATTATTTTGGTATAAAAATGGCCAAAAATTATGGTAACGTAGCGTTATCGGCAATGGTAATGGATGGTGCAAGACATGGCGACGTCATGGATATGGCATCCGTAGGAATTCACTATAATTTCTAATTGAACTTAAGGATGAATTGATTGAAAGTTAAACTTATATCATATTCGCAGCCAACTGAGGAT